ATCAACAGGTGATCATTGCACCTCACACTCGTTATGAAGCAAACAACGATCTTCGTGATAGTTGGGCAATTCCTCTCACTGTGAACCTGGAATCTACCGATTCTGTGTTGTTCGTGAAACCTGATGCCTACATTCTGCACGGTCAAACGTCGTTCGCTGATGTAGAGGAAGTCTGCAACTTTGCCCGCCAGATGTCAACTGCATGTGAGTTCGTGAGTGTCAAGGAAGCGGCAAAGATCAAACAACAAATCAATGCCTGCATTCGTGCTGGTGATGAAGTCAACCCTGAGAACTTTGATTGTGATGCTAACCTCCTGCGTTTGTGGGCATTGGTGAAGTCGATCAAAGAAGATTGTCTCTTCCTGTGCCGCAACAAGGGTCCCGCAGCATACCTGAACGGCGACAGAGTTGATGCCGAAGGTTACGTACTCTCCAACGAGTTCGGTATGTTCAAACTGGTCAATCGTGAGGTCTTTTCTAATGCTAACTTCAACAACCAACGCTTTCAGTGTGCCAGTTGAGAAGGTGGCACACTAGGGGTTGATTCGGCTCCCTGGTGCCCTATATTAGTTGTAACGGAGGGGAGAACACCTCCGCCCACTACCTTCAAACCATGATCAACCAAATTCCTCTCAAACTGACGTTGGTTAAAGTTAACGGAACTTGGAAGAAAATTTATAAAGAAATCCCCCAACCAATTGTCACCTGGAAATCAATTAATCTGTTGATCGATGATATCCTAGATCAATCGGTGGAGGATTATAGAATCCTCCACAAACCCTTTGCCCCCGTGCTGGTGGTCGCCTGAGGCACTGGCACACTAAGGGGGCACAGACCCCCCCTGACCCCTTATACTGATCTCAGTTCACACGACACCCCAATGCGTAAGATCGAACAGCAGATGAACGCCGCCATCTGTGATTCCCGTGACTGGAAGTGTGACAACACTGAAGTCATCAACATCGGTGATGTTTCCTTTGTTTATCTTTACGACAACCACATTGCCAGCGTGGGTAATGACTGGGTGGAAATCTTTGACGGTGGGCATCAAACTGCCACTACCAAATCCCGTCTGAACGCTATTCTCAAGACTCACGCAATCAACGGCGAATGTGTATTCCAACGGAACTTCAAATGGTTCGTCCATAAGTTCATCGGACAGGCAGGATCTTCCCCTGTGTTCAATGAGTATGAGTTCAACGGAAGTTTCATGTTCTCATAAACAATAGGGGGCAACTTCCGCCCCCTTTTTTTATACTTTATCTTTTTTTATTTTATGGCTGGGGGAGTGGCGATGGTTGTCGTCATCAGGGCTACCCCGCCCCTCCTTCGCTTGTGACCCTATCATAGAGCCTCAGGCACCCCCTACAACCCCCTGTGTGCCACTTCCTGAACTGGACCACACCCCGTTGATCTGCCCCCTCTGCCGTGCCATACTGTGTTCACAAGGGGAGGAACGGCGGGGGCAACCCCACAGACCCCTTACCCCGTAGGCGGGAGGTCACGGACCCGCCACCCCCTTTTATCTGCAGACTCATGATCCGCTACGAAGTCCGCTACCAGACCCCCTACAATGCCTGTGAGTGGCGCTCACAGTGGTTCCGCACTCTGGAGGAAGCGGAGCGCATGGTAGACTTCTACCGCTCCTGTGGTTCCCCTGCTCACCTTGCCCCCTGATGCGAACCCTCACCCGCTCCCGTTCCGCTGACTTCCACCGTGCTACCATGCTCCGCCTGACCGTTGGTGCTCTGCTGCTCTGGCTACTATGGGAACCGATCCGTCCCGTCCGCACTGTGACAGCACAGGCACTGTACACTGCAGGCGACCTGATCGCCCGCTGACCCTGTAGACTAATCACAACCACAAACGACCCATGATCTACGACCGTTCCCTGCAGAACACCATCATCATCGGCTGCTTCGCCATGATCAGCATTGTGGCAGGTGCCTGGATTGCCCATAGTGTGACACCTCAGAGAGTGGCACCATCACCCTCCACCCTGACCATCTGACCCCTTATACTGATCACATACCAAACGAACCGAACCGATGAGCACCGCAACCTACAACGGATGGGCAAACTGGGAAACCTGGAACGTTGCCCTCTGGATTCAGAACGATGAGGGACTCTATGATGCCGCCCGACACGCTGCCAACTATCAGGAACTGGTGGCGATGCTCTGGGATTGTGGCAGCAAGGAGACCCCCGACGGTGCCCGCTGGGATGACCCTGCCATCGACGGACTGGAGATCAACGCCATGATGGACGATCTCTGATCTGGCACACAGGGGGTCAGAACCGACCCCCTCCACCCTTATACTGAACAAGTCAACCACAGACAACCCCATGCGCTACAACCCCGCCACCGACCGCGCCATCTCCATCGATGAGATTGCCGCACAGTGCCGCGCTGCCATCCTGAAGGCACAGGAACCGACCCCCATCGCTTACGATGAGATCCTGACCTTCTACCGCTGGGAGGATGACGTGCTCCGCCTGATGCCTGAACCCATCGCCGCCTGAACCCTTCCACCCCTTCAACCCCACATCCTACCATGACCCTGAACCTTGCCCTCTCCCTGCTCCGCCAAGGTCGCAACGGAGAGCAAATCCTGCAGATTCTGGAGAGCATCGCCGCCGATGAGTCTGCTGCCCCTGAACCGACCGCCGACCCCATCCAATTCTGATAGTGGCACAACGGAGGGGGACACCCCTTCCCTTTTGCCTCTATACTGAGGGAACCGAAGCAAACGAACCGAACCGATGACCGACCTCCGCTCCCGCTGCCTGTCCCTTGCTGATGAGATGGCACAGGAGATCAACGGCGACCTGTTCTACGTGCCCGATGAGGACATGGAATCCTGCCTGGCAGACCTGAGCGAAGCGAACCTGGAGGACATCGCCTGCGAACTGGCGAACCTGGCTGCCTGGTTCAACTGACCCCCGATCTGCTACAATACTCTCAAAGCAACCGACCCCATGTTCATCACCAACGACACCGCCGCCAACGACCCCATCTGCCAGGCGGCGATGGCATCCTATCTGGAGCGTCTGAACCGTGAGGAAGCGCAGCGCCAAGCGATCCGCTCAGGCAAGGCACCCATGGTCCAATCGACGGTCTGGCACATCAGCGACCGCGACTGACCCCCTGACCCTGTAGAATTCTTCCATACCAAGCAAACGACCAATGACCCGCTACGACGTGATCTGCCCCTCCGCTCCCTGGGAGAACATGACCACCGATGCCGACCGTGCCTGGGACCTGTGCCTGGACCTCTCTGAAGAGTACGGGTACGCCCAGGTCCGCTGCAATGGGGTGATCATCGGGGAGTACACTGAGGGGCGCTGACCCCCCCCCGACCTGCTACAATACTCTCAGTTCACCACCCCACGCCATGACCTGGAACGCTCAGACCCTCACCACCGTCACCCTGCCCGAAGGGACCTGGGGAACCGTCCGCACCGCCCTGCTCTGCATCGCCGCCGATGAGAGCACCAAGGGCAACCACGACGATGCCGCCCACTGGTTGACCGCCTACAATGCCCTGCGGGATGCGATGGGGATGGAGGGTTGACCCCCTGCCCCCGACCCTGTAGAATTCGATCAACCGCAACTCACCCGATGCAGTACACCGTCACCCGCCTCCCCCGCCGTGGTCCCCGTAAGGGTGAGACCCTAACTCGTAACTCTCAGCACGGTCGGGGCGCTGCCCTGGGTTCCGTTCGTGATGTTGATCTGCCCGCTGGTGGTGCCTCTCATGCTGTCGGCACTGGTAAGGGTGTGACCATCACCCGCGTCACTGGTCTGGGGCGTCAGTGGGTTGGCGATAAGGATGCCAACGCTGCCCGCGCCATGGCACAGTATCGCAACGACCGCATCGCCGCTGCCCGTGAGCGGTCGCAGGAGCGTCTGGGGTGATGTGCGTGGGGGCGTTCGTGACAGCGGCAGTGCCCCGCCGCCGCCGCCGTGCGGGGCGCGCCGCGCTAAGGGGGTTATAAGGGGTGATGGGGCGCCCCGTTTATAAAATCAATGGGTCCCTGTAAGCTATAAAGTCTTGCTTTTGCGACCTCTTTCATAAACGCAAAAGAAATTACACAGGGGATACAAAAATTTTTTCACATAAAAAAACTATATAAAAGAAAAAATAAAAGAATAAAATTATAGAGATGCAAAAAAATTCTGACAAAAATTTTACCACTGTAGAAGTCGATCCAGTTAGTGGAGACTATTATGTTAAACTACCAGAATGGATTATGAATGAATTTGAATGGTATGAAGGTACAGAAGTTAAATTAGATGTTGAAGGAGATTGTATTGTCATTACTGAGAAAGATTGACAAAATATACATAATACGTTATGATACTGAAGTAATTACACTATCTTATGGCTAAAGGATTTACTGTAAAAGCAAAAACGCCAATTGCTCAACACAAAGAAGAGGAATGGGATTACGATAAAGCACGCGAAATGATTCGGGGTAAGTCTATTGTATTCTGTTTACCTGGTAGAGGAGTATCATATGCATACTTAAAGAACTTTGTTCAACTTTGTTTTGATATTGTTCAGGCAGGAGCATCGATTCAAATTTCTCAAGACTATTCCTCAATGGTAAATTTTGCACGATGCAAGTGTCTAGGTGCAAATGTATTGAGAGGACCTGATCAAATTCCTTGGGATGGAAAACTAAAATATGATTATCAACTATGGATTGATAGTGATATTATGTTTGCTACAGAAAAGTTTTATCAATTGATTCTACTGGATAAGGATATTGCTTCAGGTTGGTATTGTACAGAAGATGGTATAACAACTTCTGTTGCACATTGGATGGAAGAAGATGATTTCCGTAACAATGGTGGAGTTATGAATCATGAAACACTTGAAAGTATTTCAAAGCGTAGAAAACCATTTACAGTTGATTATGCTGGATTTGGTTGGATTATGATCAAGCATGGCGTTTTCGAACATCCTGAAATGAAATATCCTTGGTTTGCACCAAAGATGCAAGTTTTTGAATCTGGTGAAGTTCAGGATATGTGTGGAGAAGATGTATCATTCTGTTTAGATGCAAAGGAAGCAGGATTTGAAATTTGGTGTGATCCTCGCATTCGCGTTGGACACGAAAAAACAAGGGTGATTTGATGTCTAACCAACGGTATAATATTCTTTGTCAAGGGAGAAGAATTTATACTTCTCTTACAGAAGAAGAATATTTCAATGTGATGGAGGATCTGTCCATAGAGTATTATCAGACAGGTTCTCCACGACCTGAAGATCTTGAAACTGAAATTTTATTGGAGGATAACAAATGGCTGCAAAAGCAAAAGGTGGACTGAATAAGAATAGTTCTTATATTCCAGGACCTCCTAAGAAATCTCGCCAAGGCGATGGAATGGGAACGAAGTATTCCGCCTCTTCTCGCAATGGAGCTCGAAAGAAGTATCGTGGACAAGGAAAAGGATGAGTCAATTAGTCGTAAATTTACCGACCAGAAAAGTCTGGGTTCGTAAAGAATATCTTAGAGATCTTAAAGATGGGCATGGTGAATTTGTAGAGGGTGTCTGGGTTGCTGCAAAGAGCATACCTGGACGCGCTTTTTATTTTGAGACTTATTTACCAGAATATGGTGCTCTCTATGACAAATTACCAATTACTGCATTTGTCAATAAACCAGTAACACCAGATCCAGATTTAGATTTACCAAATCTTCAATTTTGGAACTGTATGGATTATAGTGTGGTCTGTATTCGTAAACAATTCATTAGTCCAATGGATTTTGAAGTCTTTTCTCGTAATTATGGAGTCATCAAAGGACAATATTTGTTCACACTAGACAACTATCACCAAGATCCGAACATCGTTGATACAAATGTCAGTGAATTAACTGATGAACACAAGTCTCATAACTGTATTTTGTTAGAGAATGGGCAATTTGCTCTTTATCCCACGAACAGAATGAAGATGTATGACCTATCTTTAACTCCTCAAGAACCAAAGATTCCTGATTTTAAAGTTTCAACTACTGTCTATCAAGTTGAAAATGGTGTCAGATGGGGTAGACTGGGTGATTGTGATGAATATTTCTGGCAAACACCAGAAGAAAAGGAAAATAAATAAATTTTTACCAAAAATTGAGTTGAAACAGCATTCAATGGGCAAACACCTGCTCCTAGAGGTGTATGATGTGAATTTTGATCTGATTAATGACGTTGAATCGCTTCAAAATGCCATGATTAAAGGCATAGATCGTGCGAAAATGACGATACTGAACACATTTTCGCATTGTTTTCTCCCACAAGGATGTACAATCGTGATTGCACTCGCAGAAAGTCATGTTTCTTGCCATACCTGGCCTGAAAATGGGTGTTTGGCAGTGGATGTGTATACCTGTGGTGATGGAGATCCACGTTTGATTGCCTTGGAAATCTTAAAATACCTCAATTCAGACTCATATTCAATTCGTGAAGTCGAACGTTAAATAGAAATAGGGAGATAGCAACCTCCTTTATAAAAGTTCTGTTTTATTCATTAAAACAGGAGCTACAATGTCGAATTTACCAGTCGATAGAGACCCCAATTACATGAGAGAAATGTGGGGTACTGCTAAATTAGTCACAGATTATGGAAATACACCTTCAAAAAGGGTCATTCAAGAGGTCATGCACGATCTTGCACCTAAACATAATCTCAAAAAGCAAGAAGAATTACACGAAAAAATTCGTAATGATGAAGATTATAATGATTGGGAGTATGGGACTGAAGCCCATTACGGAATTCCCTGGAAGTAAATATAAATAAGTTAAGAAAACAACTGACCAATGGCAATCACAAGGATTTCTAGAGCATTTAAAGACATTAGTTTGTCTTTTGAACCTCATCCTGTGACAAAAGATTTACCTATTCTTCGTAATGAATCTGCGATTCGTAGAAGTGTCAGAAATTTGGTTGAGACAATCCCAACAGAAAGGTTTTTTAACTCTTTAATTGGAACAAATATACGATCAAGTTTATTTGAATTTATAGATTTTGGTACTGCATCAGTCATTGAAGACCAAATTAAAACATCTATCGGAAATTTTGAACCAAGAGTTACAAATTTAAAAGTAGAAGTTGATCCTCAACCAGATTTAAATGCATTTAATGTCACTGTGGTTTTTGATATTATCGGTCAAGATTTTCCAACACAAGAGTTTACATTTTTATTAGAGGCAGTAAAGTAATATGCCTTTTACTAAGTTTACAAATCTAGATTTTGATCAGATCAAAACTTCTATAAAAGATTACATTCGTGCAAATTCTAATTTCACGGACTTTGACTTTGAGGGGTCTAACTTTTCTGTCTTAATTGATGTGTTAGCATATAACACATACATTACGGCATTTAACACAAATATGGTTGCAAATGAGTCTTTTTTAGATTCGGCAACTCTGAGAGAAAATGTTGTTTCTTTGGCAAGGAACATTGGTTATGTGCCTCGCTCTAAAACCGCCTCCAAGGCGGTTGTAAACTTCAGTGTGCAAGTTCCTAATGCATCGACTACACCGTCTCTTACACTCGATGCAGGACTTGTCTGTGTTGGAACTGGAGACCTGACTACAAGCTATATTTTCTCAGTTCCAGAAAGTATTACAACCACAGTTAATCAAAATACTAAAATTGCTTCATTTGAAAATATTGAAGTTTATGAAGGTACTTTTCTTAAGAAGACTTTTACTGTTGATGGATCTGTAAATCAAAAGTTTATTCTCGATAATCCTTCAATTGATACATCAACAATTGTTGTTAAAGTTACTATAGCAGAAGATGTTAATAATCCCAATGCTACAGGTAGAGAATACACGCAGGTAGATAATATTTTAAATATAAATGAGAGTTCGGAAATATATCTGTTACAAGAAATTCAAGATGAAAAATATGAACTCTTATTTGGTGATGGATACTTTGGTAAGAAATTAGAAAATGGAAGTCTTATTACAGTTACTTATATTGTAACTAATGGTAAAAATGGAAATGGAGCAACTAATTTTTCTTATTCGGGAAGAGTTAGAGATTCTCTGAATAATATTGTAACTCCTGCAAATTTAGTTACAATCACAACTGTTTCTTCAGCAAGAAATGGATCTGATATCGAATCAACCGATTCAATCAAATACTTTGCTCCACGCCTCTATTCTTCACAATATCGTGCAGTCACAACTCGTGACTATGAGACAATTGTTCAATCAATTTATCCCGGCACTGAGTCTGTATCTGTTGTTGGTGGTGAAGAATTAGACCCACCACAATTTGGTAATGTTATTATCAGTATTAAACCAAAAAATGGTGAATATGTTTCTGATTTTGACAAAGAGCAAATTTTATCCAAACTAAAGCAATATGCTTTAGCGGGAATTAATCAGCAAATTGTAGACTTGAAAATACTTTATGTTGAAATTGATACTGGAATTTACTATAATAATTCTCAGACCTCTAGTGTTAATCAATTAAAGACGAATATCATTAATGCTTTAACGACTTATTCTTCTTCAAATGTTAATAAATTTGGAGGTAGATTCAAGTATAGTAAAATAAATCAAATCATAGACAGTGTTGATAATGCAATTACTTCGAATATCACGAGAGTGATTATAAGAAGAAATCTTAAAGCATTGATTGATCAGGTTACGACATATGAATTATGTTTTGGAAATCAATTTAATATAAAACCAATTGGATTTAATATAAAGAGTACTGGTTTTACTATTGCAGGTGAGACAGCAACCGTTTATTTTACAGATACTCCCAATAAAGATTCTAAAGGCAACTTAGACGGAACAGGAAAAGGTATTATTTCGATTGTAAAAGAAACACCTGATGGTAAAGAAAAATATGTAGTCGTAATTAAATCTGCGGGAACAGTTAATTATAATACTGGAGAAATAATAATTAATCCAGTTAATATTAAATCAACTAATATTAGTGGAAATATAATTGAAGTGCAAGCATATCCAGAATCTAATGATGTGATTGGTCTAAAAGATCTTTATTTGTATTTTGATGTTAGCAAGAGTAAGATAAATATGGTGAAGGATACAATATCTTCTGGAGAACAAATATCCGGAGTTGGGTATAAAACAACTTCCAGTTACTTAAACGGAGAATTAAAGAGGGTATAAGATGATAACAACTGGTTTTGAGCAGAGAGTAAAAGTTCAACAGATTATTGAAAATCAACTACCAGAATTCATACTCTCAGAAAATCCAAAATCTGTAGATTTTTTAAAACAATATTATATTTCTCAAGAATATCAGGGTGGACCCTCTGATATTGTAGAAAATCTTGATCAATATCTCAGATTAGATAACTTCACTCCAGAAGTTGTTGTTGGTGAAACTACACTTAGTGAGTCTATCACTTCCACTGGAACAGTTGTTAAAGTAACAACTACTAAAGGGTTTCCAAATGAGTATGGACTATTTCAAATTAATGATGAAATTTTTACATATACAGGAATTACAACTAATACTTTTACTGGTTGTGTACGCGGATTCAGTGGTATCACAAAATATAAAAGCACTTTAGATCCTGAAGAATTAGTCTTTAGTTCTACAGATGCTACTTCTCACACTGTAGGAGTATCAGTTAAAAATCTAAGTTCTTTATTTTTAAAAGAATTTTATAAGAAAGTAAAATATTTACTTACTCCAGGTTTAGAAGATGTAGATTTTGTAGCAGATTTAAATGTAAATAATTTTATTAAAGAGGCAAGAAGTTTTTATCAAGCAAAAGGCACTGAAGAATCATTTAGAATTCTGTTCAATGTTCTTTATGGAATTGATCCAAAAATAATAGATCTAGAAAATTACTTAACGAAACCTTCAACTGCAAAGTTTTTAAGAAGAGAGATTGTAGTTGTTGAACAAATTTCTGGAGAACCAAATAATTTAGTTGGACAAACAATTAAAAAGTCTACAGATGAAAATACAAAGGCATCAGTATCCGAAGTAGAAATTTTTACAAGAGCAGGTACAAGAAGTTATTATAAACTTGGACTATTTCTTGGATATGATGATAAAGAATTTATAGATGGAATTTTTACTGTTCAACCAAAAACAAGAGTAGTTAGAACAGTATCCATTGGTTCTTCAGTCATTACAGTAGATTCTACCGTTGGATTTGGTGTTACTGGAACATTAATTTCCGGAAATAATACAATTTCTTATACGGATAAAACTGTAAATCAATTTTTGGGTTGCACTGGAATTACAACTACTATCAATTCTAGAGATGATATTCGTAATGATGATTTCTTTTATGGATATGAAAATGGAGATTTAACCAAAAAAGTAGAATTTAGAGTTGGTGGTGTTTTATCTGGGTTTAAACCAATTACTGATATCTACTTGACTGATGAGGGTGAAAAAATTTATGTCAAACATGTTGGCGAAATAATTTTAAATCCCACCCAAAACAAAACATACAAAGAATTATTTGCAAATACATTAATTTATAATACCAGTTCTTCTTTTGAAGTAAAGAGAATCAATACCTCGGTTTTCACATTAGAATCTAAAATTGATAAATCGAGTCTTAAAGTTGGAGATACTGTTGATATACTACAAGGATCCACAGAAACAGTTGCATATTCCGGTGCTATTGTTGCAAACATTAATCAAACCACAAAAGAAGTTACTTTAAACAATCTTGGAGATCCAAATTCTGGTGGATTCAAAGTTGATGATTCATTTATACAACCAGAATTAGATACAACAAATTATAGAATTAGAAGAAAATTAAATACTGCAACTAGT